GTAAATGCTTGTTTGTATACTTCGTTATTAAGTATCTTTTCAGCTTGTTCACCACGTTTAATTTCTTCTAATGATTTATCTGTCATGGTCTCAATAAATTAGCTTCTGCTTTAATTTGTGCTACTGCCAAATCTGTTTCAGCTTTTAATTGTGCTTTAAAGCGTTCTAGTTCAGCTTGTGCTGCAATCTTCTCACGTTCTATTATAACATCATTTCTTGAACGTAGTTGCTCTTGTTGTAAATTAGCTTCTGCTTTAGCTTGAGCAATAGCCATATCACCTTGTGCTTTAGCTTGTTCAATAGCCAACTGACCTTGTATCGCCATTGTTGTTGGGTCAGGTGGTGTGCCTTCTTGTTCTGGAGTGTTCGCAGGATTAACCCAGAATTCATCAGGATTTTTGAATCCAGCATTTTGTGTGAGTTTTGCTAATGCGTTATATATTTTTTCAGGTGTTGTTAATCCAACTGACAATGCTTTTTCTTGTAACTGTAAAATTGCATTAATGTGCATTAACTGTTGGTCTTTATTACCTGCACCAAGACCTACAGAAATAGATAAGTCTTTACGATTTTTCCATTCTCTTGGGTCAATGTTTACCCATTTATTTCTGATTCTAACAATATCAGGTTTAGTAACGTTCTGTCTGACTAAACGATGAACGAGTAAGAATAAATCTTTAACACCTGTTTCAGCAAATGTTCTAGCAACTAACTCTAAACGCTGTGAAGCTGCTGACATGATTTGTTGCATACCGTATGCTGTTTTATTTAATGAATCAGCATCTAAACCTTGATTATATGCAGTTACTCCTGTTCTTTTTTCTTTCATGTTATCCATGTATTCGACCATGGTGAAAGAAGTTGGTGGGAACGGAGCGTGTTGTAATGGTAATATAGAAGCAGCTGGTTCACCTTGAACTCGAACAATGCCTCCGGGACGTGAAGTCAACATATCGTCTAGATTAACTCTATCAGAGATAGCATAACGACCATTGTTAGATAAATACATATTATCTAACTGACCACGAATCAATGTAGACTTAATCATTTGAATGTCTTTAGTTAAGTCTGTGTATGAACGTCCAACGTGTCTGTGTGGCATCAGCATTGGTGAAATACAAGCAAATGGAACATGCTCACATGATTCTTCACGATAAACAATTTTGTTACCGATAACTACGTATCTTTTACGCTCACCATTAACTTTAATATAAGTATCACGCACTAATACTTCTGATGTGTCTACGGCTCTGTCGTATTGTTCTGAATAGATATCACGAGCATTAGATTCAATTTCAAACTCGTCCATTTCTGCCATAATAGTATTGATTTCATTTTCATCAATATCAAATGTTTCTGCTACTTCTGCTGGGTGCATTAATTCACGATGTTGAACGAAACGTGCTGTATTTAAATCTGTGCCGATACAATCAACAGATATCATCATATTTTCAGGTGCTACGTTTTTAACGTGTATCTCACCATTGACTTCTTTAACTTTTATTTTAACATCATGTAACATAGCGACCGGAACCATGTTTGGGTCTTGTCCCATCATAGCAACTTGCTGTTTGATTGATTCCATGTCAACAGATGGGTCAGGATAAGCGTCGTGTTCTTCTATTTCAATGTTATCGTCTGATGCCAACATATCTAATTGACCATCAGTTAATCCTTTATATTCTTCTGTTTCGTATTCTTCTTCTTCTTCGTAATAAACTTTAACGTAACCATTTTTAGATAACAGTGCATCTTTAAACCAAACATAAAATATTTCAAATCCGGGATTCTTTTCCATCACAATATGGTTGACGTAATCTGTTTCTTGGTCAGCAGCTTCTACATCTTCTGGGCTTTTAGGTTCAAATCTAACGACTTCATCGCCGGAAACAAATACTTTCAGCAACTGTGGTAATGCAGATTCAATCGTATCTTGAACATCAAAAGATACAACTTGAGAACGACCTTCGATTTCATTACCGAATGGTTCACCCAAATAATAATTGATAGCTTCAGCACGTTCGCCTGATAGCTGAGAATCATTTATGCCATAAGCAATCTGTTCTTCATTATCAATCTTACTGAGTATTTCTTCTTCTGTGAATTTTTCCATTAAACGATTCCTAAATTAGAATACTGTATCGGTTGATTTTGCCATGTTTCATTGGTCATTTTATCAGCTGATACACATAAATACCTAAACGCATCTGCTCCGTGAGAATATTCATCATGAACAGGAGCAGTAGGCTCATTTGTTGTTGTATTAATATTTCTTCTGTAATGTTTTAAACAATCAATTAAACGATTGGCTGATTTATCAAAATAAACTTTATGAAAATTCATTCTTGATATTTTAATTCCTGATTCTATATCAAGTTTAGGAACAATTCTAATATCCCAACCTTGTTTACGCATAATATCTTCAGCTGAGATACCATATTTAAAATCTTTTGATTGACCATCGTGTGGTAAATACATTTGACCCCAATTATATTGTAGGTCTTTTAACTGTGCTGAATAACTATCTAATGTTCTGTGGTCATCTTCTATATAACCAATGACTCTTAAATCTGCTAATCCTTTTTGAACTAGAATGATTGACATGCTATCGTTCCAGCCTAAATCCATAACAACGTGGACTTTTAACATAGGGTCATAAGGAACATTTGTTACTCGACCTTTTTCTTGTGCTTCTCTTATTTCGTCAGCATAAATAGCACCATCAACTGCTGACTTACATTCACCCTCCCAAATGTTTTCATAGTCAGGGCTATTTGCTTTTGAATGTAATCTTTCTTGGTCAAGCACGTCAGGAAACCATGGATTATCTGACCAATTAACTTTAGTAACGATTGAGTTACTCGGAGGATTAACTACAAATCTAGTATAAGTATTATCGCTGTCTAAATCAGGGTTAAATGTTACCCATATTTCTGAATCAGGTTTACGTATCGTAGGGATTAATATGTCCCATGAGCGTTTAGAAACAGTTTGTGCTTCCTCTACCCAACATATATCAACACCTTCAAAAGATTTAATACTTTCTACTGTGTTATTAGCTAGACCGGTAAAGTTAATCTGACTACCATTGACACCTCTTATCTCTGATTCTAATACTTGATAAAAAGCACCATATCCCATTGCTTGTATTTGGTCACTTAATAACTGATGAACAGATTGTTTAATAGAGCGTTGTATTTCCCTCGCACATAATATACGTAAAGGTTTTTTAGCTGCTTCTATTAATAATGCTCTAGCAAATCCCCATGACTTTCCACTACCTCGACCACCATACGCTACTTTGTATCGGTGAGGTTCAAATAGAAAGTTAAGTTTACTCGGAAACTTCTTCGTTTCTTGGTTCTGCATTTACAAACTCAACAGCCACGCTTAATGGTATAGCTGAACCATTAGCACCTGTTATTTCATGTTTATTAGTTTCACTCCACCCAGCTCTAGTTTTTAACCAGAATATCTGTGCTTGAGTGTTGCCTCCGCTTGCTTGTTGATATAACTTTTGACCTATGTTTGCATTTGCATCAACACGACCATCAGTTAATTCTGTTCGATAATGTTTGACTAATGTATCTGAACTAATATCTAATTTAGCTGCGATATCTTCATAAGTAATTCCGACTGCTGCTAATGTTTTAACTAACTTTCGTTTTTCTTCCGTTGGGATATGCTCTACACCTTGCATTTTATCCCCTTTATAACTCCGAAAGTTGCACAATTTTTAATCATTTTCAACTCCATAAATGGTTGGTTGTTTAATATTCTAATGGTATCAATAAATTATTTAATGTAGCACTCCATTCTTCTGCATAATCACAATCTTTGTAATCATCGAAACATGGTGTGCCTATTGTAAAATGAACTAGCTTAGCATCTGGATTGTAATCGTACTCTCCTACTAGCCAATTCCATTCTTTTGGTATCTCACCCATTAAATCTATAAATTGATTATCTAACCATTCAAATCTATGTAAATGTTTACCTGTTGCAGTCATTATATATTCAGGAGTTAATACCCTGTTTTTAAAATGTCCACAATTCCATAGTATAACAGATGACCAGTTCTTTTTAGGATAATCTTCATTTTTATTTCCTAAATATTTGACTGGATATTTTGTTTGGTAATCATGTTTGACTACCGATACTGCTTTTGTTGTATCTATTTCTTTAAGTAACTCTGCAATATCTGTTCGGCATAACATATCTCCGTCTACAAATAATGCTTGTCCGTGAAAATCACAGAGGTATGGAACTAAAAATCTTGAATATATGAACGCATTACTGCCATCTTTATGCGTTTCCATATAGTTTGGTAATGTATTTAATGCTAATGGTGTGAAACTAACCGGTATATTTGCTTTTTCTATTACACTTTGGCAAAACACATGGTATGCGACTGGTTCTACTACGCCATCAAATCCTACGAATATTCTGAGCATCTTTGAATTATCTGCTCTTTTTCATTGTCTGTCAAATAAACCCAGTTTCTTATTTCATGTAATGTTCTATGACATTTTATACAGTGGTCATCAATTAAATGACATTCATACGTGCATGGACTTTCTACCATATACTCCTGCTCGTTTTAATCTGCTATCTTGAGCCATTATCTTAACAATCCTGACATATTTTGCATGTATCTCATGTAATCTTGGTCAGTTATTCCACCTTCATTTTTTGGAACATAAATTGTATTTCTAGCTGATGGTGCATTACCGAACATTCCACCTAAAATACCTAATGAATTAGGATTCATATTTGTTCCGCCAGACACAATCGCATTACCCATACGATTAGCGTCTAAATTTGACATAGCACCCTCATTTCTACCGAGTATTCCGCTACCTAATATTTGATTTAAAAACCCAACATCTTGGTCTGATATCATGCCTTGACCACTTGGTCGATTTCCACCAAATTGATTTCGCATTGAATTAGCAAACCAATTACGATAATCTTCTTCAGGCATAACTCCGGCACCTGCATTATAAAACATTTGAATATCTTGGTCTGTTAAAGCACCTAAATTTTGACCATCATTCGTTCTACTTGCATATAATGCTCGTAATTCTTCGTTAGTCATATTTCCGAATCTATCTGGCATAATTTTTTCCTTTATATACAATCACCCACGTCTTTTAGGACTTGGTTTAGTTTTCTTGGCTGTTTTTGCTGCTTCTCTAAATTGTTTGGCTGTGGGTGCACCTTTTGCTCCAACTTTTCGCATTCTTTCTTTTGAACCAGCTTTGATTCTTTCTCTTTTTGCGTGAATGTTTGCATAAAGTCCTTGTTTAGCCATGTTATTTTTTCTTACCTTTTTTCATTGTCATTTTTTTGCCAGTTTTTTTTGATTCTTTTTTTGCAGCTTCCATACCGGCTTTCGTATAAGAATAATGTTTACCACCTACTTTTGGCATAATTTTTTCCTTTTCTGGGATTTAATGGATAAGAAATTTTGGACGTGAGTATCCCCCACTGCCTCCGATTATATCAAATCCGACAATTAAAGTCAAGTGATTAATCGTTTATCTGCTAATTTAAGGAGATTTTGTAATGCGAATTGTAATTTTAACTCGTAATAAAAAGGTTTTTTTGTTTTTAAATATCGAGCGTATATGGCGTTTTGTTCTTCTATTGCTAATGAATTTATCATAGCATTGATTTTATGAACTAAATCTAAATCCATATCTTTTATCATCTCATCAAATGCGCCGTGGCTAGATTCACCACCCGATGCAAGACCAACAGATTTGTAAGGATAACCTGTTTTTGTGTCGTCCTTACGCATCCATTTTGCCCAATCATTAAGAATGTCGAGTAGTCGTTCTAATTCCATTATTCATAGACTGTATCTAATACGTGTTGATTATATATAATACCATGCCCTCTTGCAATAATTGATTTGTTAGGAGCATCATCAACTTTTCTTTTTTGAACATCTATAATTTTAAAATGATTTAATATTTTATCTTTATCATAAAATAATTTTGCTAATAAACATGAATCTTCGTCATAAGTACCAGCACCGAAATGATATTTACGTCCTCTTCTTATACCATGCATCAAATTATTTCTTTTTGCCCAACGCACTAACGATGTTGTTGATGTATAATTTAATCCTATTCCTTTTGCAATTTGATTCATAGAATATCTATCATTACCTACAAAATTTAATAAATCTTGTATAGCTTCATCTCGAGTTTTCTTTTCTCCATTGTTAAACTCATATAAATAATTAAATGTTTCTGGTTTCATAATAAATCCTTAAAAAAATTTTTGTAAATTGTCTATTGCATAAAATACTAAACTATTTCTATATCCGTTTTCTGCAAGTGGTATGATTGGCGTTACTCCGTGCATATTTTTATATGCAGGATAAACCAACATTGAGTTATCTTTATTATCAATGACCACATCATATTCAGGAACGTGTAAATGCCCTCCTCTAGCATTTTCTTTTTTACTAAATATAAAATTAACACAACCTTTTAAATTTCCTTTGTCTTGGTGGTATGCAGCCGCAATATTATAATTAGAAATAGAACTTGAAAATAAATCAGTTAATCTATATTTTTCAGGAACATTTTCTTCTATGGCTTTTTTTTGAAACTCATATTGTTCAGGCATAATTTCTTTTAATAATTTTTCACCTTCACGACAAGCCATTAACATAGCTTTTATAAATGTTCTTGCTGTTTCAACAGAATGTAATTGCGAGGTTCTGCCATAATCTCTTTTCATGTGAGCACGAGGCACACAGGCACCAAGAGTTGCACTATATTGTTGAACAACTTCTATACCACGCATCGCATTCATTTTTCTTGTTCCTCTATCCATTTTAACTTTAGGAACATTAGGTGAATTTAACTCAGCATTAGCTACATCTAATAACATTCTTAATTTAATCGGTGGCTCTTTCATATAAAATCCGATTGCTTTACCGTTTTCAACAAACAACGTATCTTCAGTGATGTTTGGTTTTAAATCGCCGCAACGTTGCCCCATTTTTTCTGGATATTCTTTTGATTGTAGTTCTAATGTTTTCATTTTAAGGTTTTCTTCCATTCAATGATTTGTTTAGGATTATGAAATCTTATTTGTAGTTCAGCTTTTGGGTGGCAACCTTTTTTCTCTTTATATCTAAATAAATTTGGATATTTTTTCATCAAATATTCACAATCAATAATTTTACGAGGAACACGCTGCTCATATGTTCCTATACCACCAGCTTCGTAATGCCCAGCAATAGGTTTAATCCAAGAATTGATTAATACGGCATTGTTCTTTTTAAGCTGTTCGGCACAGTAACCAAAATCTTCCATAGCTTCTAAGTTTATATCATAACGTAATCCAGCATATTTAATTGCGACTGCTTTAGATATAACATAACCAACAGTCTTATATTTTTTTGAATTGAAAAAGAAATTATCAACAGTTGCAAATCCTAGATATTCAATTTTTAATTTTTCACATAACTTAATATCTTTTTCCATGAGTTCTATTAATTCGTCTGCTTCTATTTCATGGTTAAAATCTTGTTGAGTTATATCCTTGCGAGTAACATCTAATTTTTTCTGCGTTTCATAGTATTTATCTACAACTCTTTTGAATCCTCTAATATTATCATCAAGTGATATATACCATTCACCTTGTTTTGCTAAATTATCGACCATCCAATTTCTTTGGTTAGTTATGCCGAAAGGTGCATGAGTTACAATAATGTTCTCATCTTTAACAATTCCTGCATCTAAATAGCTTTTCCTGCACTCATCAGAATGTAACAATACTTTATAAGGAACGTTTGCTCTATCTAAATACTTTGTTGTTTTGATAGATGATGCTCTGTTATATGATGGTATATAAATAGGTATCATAATTCCTCATTCAATTTTTCTTTTTCTTTTCGTAGAAAGTCCATAATCATATATCCTAAGTAAGCATCTTGCTGCTTCCAAAATTTAAACAGTTCAAATGCTTCTTGATAATGTTCTTCTTGAAATACAACTTCTATTGCTCTACGAGTCTCACGCTCTAGTGAGTCAATTTTTTCTTCAATACCATCTTCATCATCTAACACTGAATAATCAATATCTTTTATTTCGACTTCTGAAGGGTCAAATCCTAAAATGCTTACATCAAAATCAAGTTCTTTTAATGCGTCAAGTTCCATTCTTAATATTTCTTGGTCCCATTCAGCATTAGTTGCAATTTTATTATCAGCGATAACATATGCTTTTAATTGCTTTTCTGATAAGTTTGATACATCTATTGCAGGTATCTCTGTCAATCCTAATTCTTTTGCTGCTTTTGTTCTTCCGTGTCCTGCGACAATATTGTTTCCATTAATCAATACAGGATTTACAAAACCGAAATGCTCTATTGACTTTTTAATTTGATTTATTTGATAATTGCTATGAACACGACTATTTTTTTCGTAAGGAATCAAGTCGTTTGGATTTACTTGTTTTATTTCCATTTTATTTCCTTTTTAATTAAACCTTTCGGCAACCTTATATAATCTTCATGTAAACAAGAAGTATATTCCGCATTAGGATAATGTTTATCGGCGTATGCATTTGCTGTTGTACAATCTACAAAATGCCCTACATATTCAGGGCTGTTCATTGTAATATATACAACTAATACATATTCAAACACTATCTATTTCTCAAACAATGTAATACAGCATCTAATAATTCTTCTTCTGTGCCGTATCGTTCTTCAAATGCTTTCGCACCTGCATGAAAAGCAACTCCATATCCACCATGTTGATGGTGCATTGGACATAATGGTATAGCATTTGCCCAATTTGATTTCATACCCATACCAGCATCAAATCTAGTATGATGTATTGTAGGTTCAATATATCCATGACCTTCTCTTAAACATACTATACACCCAATTTGATGAAGTTTATCGTAATGTTTTTTTTCTTCTTTTGTTTTCGCCATTAATTAAATCCTGCCATTCTTTTATATCTTTTATCATTTTAATATATTGATTCGGTGTCCAATATTTATTATCATCATATTGAGGAAATGTTTTAGTAACGCCTTGTTTATATTTTGTTTTAAATCTATATGGTAAAGGCTCACCATTAGCAAATTCTCTCAACATAATTAAATAAAATTCTTTTAAACTCAATCCCCTGACCAGCCTTGTTGGGCTGCCCATATTTCAATTTTTTCCATATAATCTGTAAATTCTTTAACAGATAACGAAGTCGTGCTTTTTAATACAGGTATTACTTTATCATCAATTACGATTTCTGTCCTCAAAAATTGATATTTACACATAGCATGGATTTCTTTTTGAGTTAATCCTAAATAATTACCAATACTTGGATAAAGATATCCCCATAACCTTTCATTCTGTTCATTACTGCGTTTTTCTGATTCTTCATAAACAATTACTTTCCATCGTTTATTGAAATCTAGATTATTTAGTTTTTCTATTAGGAATGGCAGGTTTTGTTTTGTCAGATTCCATGGTCTCATTTTTTTTCTTTCCAAATATTTTGTCGAAATTATCTTCAAATGTTTTTCTGTCCGTAAATGGACGTGGTGAACTTCCTTTACCCATAATAACTCCAATCTTTTTTACTGTTGTTTTCTTTCCAATATTTATATATAGATTCAACAGAGGATATTTCATTTTCAACTTTTTTTATTTCTCTTTTGTTCAAATTATTAATATTTTTATAAAAATCTCCTATATTTATAATTCCTTTATCTTTATAAATATGTGATTGAAAAATATGTCTGTAAAATAATGTATCTAATCGCAAACTATCATTGATAATACCATCTGTTTTAAACAAATGTTTTCTTAGTTCTATTCTTTTTTCATACCAGTATTTATCTTCAATAGCATTGATTATAGATTGTTTAGTTGTTTGAAATTTATTAGCAATATTTTCTATTAATTCTTTAGATTTATATAATTTAAAAATTTGCTCTTTTTTATAATCAATCCAATATTTACCACGTTTATTTCTTATACCATCTTCTTTTGTGATAATATGCTCTATGTCATGTATTTTTGATGTTAATATTTTACTCCTTTCGTGATATTTTTGTTTTAAAATTTCTCTTTCATGTTTATAGTCATTTAACAAAGTTTTATATTCTTTTAATTTATAATCTTCAATAGTTTTAAATTCACTCATTATTATCCTCCCATAAATATTCAGATAGAAAAAAATCTTCGCCACCTTGGTCATTTTTAAATTTTTCATAATTAATTTTTTTTACATCAGCGATAGAATAAAAAGTAACTGAATCAACTTTCGCCCCAGCAATATAATATCTATTATTTTTTTCACAAGTTTCAACTTCAATTATTAAATCTGTATTTTTACCGAATAAATATGCTTCACGACCATTAACTTTTATTTGTGTGAAGTCAACAGGACAAGTATCGAGCCATTGATTAAATAATTTATTTTGCATTTATTTTCTCCTTATAATTTAATGCTTCTCTAGCATAACGAACAGCAATATCTGTATATGCTCCGGGATTTTCCATAATTTTTTTTGCCCATGCTTTAGGTTCAGGTTTAGGCATAGCTGCAAAATTTTGCAACATTTTTTTTAATCTCGCCCTATTTTCTTCAACTTTATTTGGGTCTGATTTATATTTAGGTAACGGAACATAATCCTGTATAGGATTGCTCTTACATAACTCAATGATTGAAGCTATGTTCGGCATAATTTTATATTTGTCAACGTAGTTATTAAATGCTCTCGTGACAATATTAAAATCATATTTAGATAATTTAGACCACCAAACTCTTAATGAATCTGTGTCTGGTGATGGTTTACCGTATAATGCCATAACTGTGTCTAACATATTTTTAAATTTTACTTTATCTATTTCTACCATTTTTTTGCCTCCAAAAAAAATTTATATAATTTAAATGCTCTTGCTGCTGTGTATGGAAAATTTTCTTCATTAATTTCAAAATCATCTTTTGCTCTAATAAATTTACAAGCTGCAAAAAATATATCCATATCTTCCATGTATGTTAATTTTTTCATTAAAAACCTACCTCCTCAGGTTCGTCTAACCATCTATGTTGATTAATGTATGTTGATGGGTTTGGAATATAACCTTTCTTCCATTGTGATGATACCTCTTGCCATTGAATAGCTTTTATCACCATGTCAATATCAGGTTTATTTTTTAACCATGCTTTTCTAGCTGCTTCTTTACCTACTTTTTTTGGATACATAATCCAAAATGCATCGAATTGTATATCATAATCTGGTTTATGGTTAATGGTTATTGGTTTATGGTTATTGGTTTGCATAGCGACCGGTATGCGTTCGGTATGCGTTCGCATAAATTCCTTATTCCACCTTGCTTTTGCAGCTTTTGATGCTACATCACTTTTCTTTTGATACTCTTGAATCGTATCATCACAGCGTTTATGAACATAACCATTTTCAGTTTCAATAAAGAAATCCTGTAATACATTGGTAAGTGCATTTTTTTCTTCCTCAGTTTTAATTTGTAAATACCTATGAATTTTATTTAAATCTTTTTCAATAGGTGCTTCGTCTAGATAATATTGGTCTAATAATTGACGATATACGCCATGCTCTAACAATGTTAGATGAGCAGTATCCCGTCTGTAATCGCCAATGTTATGATTGTAATAGTGCAACATAATCCTCCTTAATAATACCTACGCAATTATGATGTTCTCATTTTTTCAAAAAAGCAATTATTTAATTTGCATATATTTTTCTATTTTATTTTTAGCATCTTCAAACCCATAACCAACGATTGCCTCGTATCCCATGTTAATAGCAATTTTAATAAATTCTTTTTGATTATCGCTGAGTTTACCTTTTTTAGTTTTCATTTCTATAAATAATCCATGAAATGTTCCACGTGGAACCATTAAAAATAAATCAGAAACTCCTGAGATAACTCCTTCTTTTTTTAAAGTCATCGCAACTCTAATGTGGCGTAATCCTCCATTCGGTATAGCAAATAATGCCATTTTTAATAAAGGGAATCTTATGCGAAACCAATCAACTATTGCTACTTGCTCGTTATGTTCAGTCATTTATAAAATTTATCAAAAATTAATTATTGATTTAAAAAATAATCTTTTATTTTATCAGAAATAGGAACATAGTATTCATATGGTTAATATTTATAGGAGGTAATAATCATGTTTCATTCAAATTTAACATTAATTTATACAGATACAGTTCGTCATTTATATACATTCGAAGGTTTCTACCCTGAAACTCAGACTGTAAAAATCTGGGACGAGTTTGCTGATACCGAAGCAAAAGCTAGAGCAAATGCTCGTCAAACTTACAAAGCATTTTTTTCAATTTACGGAGGTGAATAATGTATAAATTTAAACACTATAATAATGAAGGTAAATTTTTAAGTGAAATAATAGGAAAAAATCCAGATTATCATTCAGTTGTTTTTCCAGAATACGTTTTTTGTAATGATGTTATTGAGATAATAAAATTACATAAACATATACTAGGCACAATATCAGAACAATTTATTAAGAAAGTGGAGGTGTAATAATGCAACACGAATCATTTATTTATTTATATGACAAATACAGGGGCGAAGTAGAAGTCCCTGTGTCTGTTGAATATGAAATTGAAAAAGAACGTGACGCTTACGGAACAGGCGATAGTCCTACTTGTATAGAAGTCAAAAATCTAAAAGTTTACAAAGATGGTGAATTAATAACTAAATATCTTGATGTTGCAACTTTACAAGATATTGAAGATGAAATCATTGAACGCACTATCGAATGGGAGCATAACACATGAAAAAATATAAAATGAGAGCAACTGAACTTGTTATTTACGAGGTAGTTGTTGAAGCAGAAAACGAAGACCAAGCATACGATAGAGCATATGACAAAATAGCTGAAGTATCATTGATTAATAGTGATAATTGTATCGTTGATACTGATGGATTTGAAACAATAAACCTTGAGGAGATAACAGAATGAGTAAAATAATATTTGATTTACCAGACATGGACGACCCTGAATGGGCAGAAGCAATAGAAAAAGAAATACAAAACATAGAAACTGAACTAGCAGCTGACAGAGCGAGTAAAGAACACCCTGACAGACCTTTACCTTTTGACTGTTCAATATGGGATACAGAGCCTGTCGAAGTTAATAATAGATTTGGTTATGGCTCTTGTATATTACCACCTGATGCAGTTGCAGTTTATGATTGCATACAAGGTGCTGAAATGATAGGAAATTATGAAATGATGAACCAAGGTCTTGATTGGTTTCGTAAATATTTTCCTGATGAATATATGATTTTACTAGATTAAATTTTTGAGATATCATTCAATTAAGGAGGTAGTATGAATATATTTTATTTACATCATAACACTAAAAAATGTGCAGAAATGCACCTTGATAAACACTGTGTCAAAATGATTCTTGAATATGCACAGTTATTATCTACTGCTCACCGAGTTCTTGACGGAACTCTTGTTAACGAAATTGTTAATAATCGTAAGAAAAAACGTTACGTTCTTAACAATCACCATGACAGCGTTATTTATCAAGCCACGCATATTAATCACCCATCAGCTGTTTGGGTTCGTCAATCTCGCGAAAATTATCGTTGGCTTTATGATTTATGGATTGATTTAATGCGTGAATATAATTACCGGTATCTTAAAGAACATGCTTGTATGAAATTAATGTGGTCTTTAATTTATACGCCTAAAAATATACCTGACGGCGAGTTCACCGAACCACCATGTGCTATGCCTGATGACTGTAAAATTACTGACAGTTCTATCAAAAATTATCGTGAATACTACCGTGTTCACAAAAATAAAATGGCTGTATGGACGAAAAGAAATATTCCATCATGGTATTGCTAATTTTAAAAAATAAGAACATACTTTAATTAAGGAGGTGTCAAATGAGAGAATTTAATCACTGGAAAGAACGTCAAGATGCTATTCTTCGTCAGCAACGCAGAGAAGATAGAGTATCTTATTTAATAGCAATAGTAGGTGCTGCAATCATACTTTTGTTGGTGGTATAGTATGAGCCAATTACAATCACAATATTTGGAGGAACAATATATGCAAGAAAGCAAAGTAAAAACAATTAATATTAAAGGCAAAGAATATGTTGAGGTGAATGAGCGTATTCGTTTGTTTAGATTAAAATATCCTACCGGTTCTATACTGACAGATATTATTTCAAATCAGGAGGGAGTATGTGTTGTTAAAGCTGCGATTGTTATTGATAACGTCGTAGTAGCAACAGGGC